TTACTTCTCCTGCCATAATTATTGTTCTATTAAAATTTCTAATCTAATATTTGTACAAGCAAAGCCCTCTTTCAAGTCCGGCATTGGAACACTCCAGAGAACTGTCACTTCTTTACATGTACCGTCATTGCTATTGATTGAATCAAGCGATTTCCTTACCTTACGCCTAAGTTCCTTCATGCGCTGACGTCGGGGCATGCCGTTTTCATTCAAAGGGACAAAGATATTGACGTTAACAGGCACTTTATTAATGAAGTCGAGCTCATTCAATTGCAGGTGATTGATAACGATATGCTCATTAGTAACACCCGCTTCTGATGCATCCTTGTAAATCACAATATCGGTACCCGCAGCGGCCACAGCATCATAAACTATATCTACAGCGTCGAATTCATCCATAATCAAATCTTGCTAAAAATTGACTTCAATGTATCTCTTAGATACTTCTCACATTGCGTATTAGCTCCTGAAACGACCTCATACCCTTTAGCTTCCACGGCTGCCGCATACTCCATTCCTGCAACACCAACCAACACATAACCGCCAGTATGAGAAAGAGAGACTTCTTCTGCAAGCCTACGACCTTTGTACTTACCAGTTGTCTTGTCAGTTCCCTTGTCGCTCTCCTTAAGGTTTTCTGTAACCACTTCTCCGTCTTTGGCTATTATATATCCGATAGAGCTTCGAAGATTGCCCGTTTGGTCTTTATATGAACCACTCCGGCGGGCTACTTCTATAAACTTCTCACCACCTGCCTGCAGGAATACAAGCATCTTATCTTCCGCTTTTCTTTGAAAGTGATTGAGCCAACGTTCTAGTGACTGATGGTCGAAAAGAGGTGTCATACCATTTCTCATACATTAATTATTGAATGTGATTGATAAGGTTCCCAACAGATAACCGGTACATCAATACCCTTTGATTCGACTTTCAAACGCAAAAATTTACTACCGGCCGGTGGCTGCATTTTGGTATAGAAATAGCCATGCACTTGCGCTTCATCACCAGCCGAATTACGCTTGAGAACGATTCTTCCATCGCTTACCGGGTCATAACGTCCGGAGACAGATATTTCAACCGGTATTCCCGGAACCCATTCACCGTCAACAAGCCGCCCTTTAGCAGACATAGTTACTATCGCTGTATGTGGATACCGTTTTACCATCTGTTCCCTGCCCTTCCCTTGATAATGATTCGTTTCCCAAGCTTACCAGCCTTCTCCGGTTCCCCATTCTCTATATACAACTGCTTTGCAGTCTGGATATAGAAAGAACGGGGATGAGTAACAGAAAGCTTATTCTCACTGAAATCCTGTGAGTTTACCATCATGGCATACGTATCAGCAACGCAAAGACCGACTTGCTTCATGTTTTCAGCAGTACATTCCGCTTCGGGATTAATACCGCGCTTTACAAAGACTACCTTTTTCAAAAAGCCTTCCATATCCTCAATAGAGGGATATTCCAGTATTGTTTCTCTGATTGTTGCCATAATAGATGATTAATAACCCTCTTCGTCTGTTTTTTCAGTATCTTCGCCTTCCGTCCATGACTGGCCATCAGTTTTCATGATGTACATTGCATCAGGGTCATTGATTACCGGAATAGCGTTAGCTTCCGCTTTAGTCCACTCTTTGAACGGTTCCAGCTCAGACCACTTGCTGATAAAAACAAAGTCTTTTTTCAACGTGGAAGCTTTCTTCTTGTATTCAACAGAATGCTCTGCTGCAATAGGGCCATGCTGAATGTCACCACACTGCAAATCTTCCAAGAAGCAGATATTAGCAGCTTCCCATGGATTAATCGTAGTACGTTGATGAGCAGCATTCTCAATACGAACAGACGGACTTACAAGAACAATCTGGACACCTTCCGTATTCTCTTGGGCGGCAAGATACTCATTGATAACTTTCTTGGAGATAGTCAGCTTTTCTTTCTGATTAATCCAGCCCCTAACCTTTTCGATAACAGCCTTCTGCTTCTTCAATAGAGCAAATCTATCTTTGCGCATTACTACGTATTTGATAGTGACACCCTCGGCAGAAGCGGTAACTACGGTATCCTCAATATCCTGCAAGCCGTCGGCCGTTGTAGACTTAGACCAATCCACAGCAGCAACCTTCTTGTTTTCATTAGGCATACCACAGCCCACAAATTCTTCAGTAACAATACCATTGTTATTGTTTGAATTGAGGACGAATCCACCTTTAGACATCAACTGCATACACCACCATTCGAAACGACCACGAACAGCGTTATATACGAAGTCCTGGTCTTTGAACGCAAGGTCAAGAAGTGATTTCAAATCTGAATCGCCTTCACAATCACGGCTGAGTTGCTGGTATTCATTCCAATCACTTTCGTTCATACCGCGCTTTACAGCAGTCTTAGGAATATCACCTGACATCTTACCGATAACTTCACGTTTCTTTTGCGGTGCGGAAGAATCGAATGAAATAACGTCAGCGATAACCGGTGCACCTTTCTCACCTGTAAGAGTCTCCCATTTCAGAGAGTTCTTCTGCTTTACACCGAAGAAATTAGGGAAGAACACCGGCTTAACCTTACGCGAGTTAAGGCGGGCGCCCATATTCTTACGGTTCACTTGTTTAATTAAACTTCTTTCCATATATAGTTATGAATTAATGGATTACACAAAACGGATAAAGTGAAGCAACGCCTTCATCGCTTCGTCAATTGGATAAGGCATTACTGCCTCATTTACAGTACCGCGTACTAGGAGTCCGGATTGCTGGTTAGCAACTGTTACATCGACCTTGTTCATTGTGATAACTTCCGGTACATACTTGAACTTAGCGGCTTTTGCAGCAGCTTTAGCAGTTACAAGCACTAACACATCATCTACTTTCGCAGCCCCAATCGGACCGGCAAGAGTTATTGTGTCATAGGCCGGGGCGGTCTTGTCGATTGCGGAGATTACATCGGAAGCTCCAGTTAAAGCACCGCCGATTGTAACCGCTTCCCCAACTTTAAACACATGATTCTTTGCTACCTGAATAGCCACCGCATCGGCAGCAGCTACAGCCGTAACTCTTCCAGTCTTAACAATATGATAAAGACCGTTAGCGTCCTTACCCACCATAACAAGCGGAGGAAGTTCATCAATGATTCCCTTCAGTTCCGCACGAGCAATAGTTCCACCGCCCTGAATGTCCTCGATAATCTTTTCGATTCCGGGGGCATACTGAAATTCACTTTGCTTTTTTCTGAACATAGCTTTTAATTATTAATTATTATTCTTCAAGTCCAAGGCTGGCAGTCCCGTTATTAGCACCTTCCTCGTCCTCCATTAGTTCCAGCCATTCTTTTTCTGAACGTTCTTTGGGCTTGTAGGAATTAGGCTTGTAGCCACCGCCGGCGACCTCATCATCTATTACCGACTGCCTGATTTCAGCGTATTCTTCTTGCAACCCTTTAATCTGCTCTTCGATAGAAGTTTCAGAATTGACATCAATACGATTGAACCATTTATCAGGAAGCTTCGCTTCTGCAAACAGTGTTCTGGCGGACGCCTGTTTTGTAGAAGTTGTTAGTGTTGAAGCGACAGTCGAAACAGATGCGGTCAACTCGGAAATTTGCTTCTGTTGAGCTTTCAACAACTTAACAACAGAAGCAGGCAAACCTTCGAAATCTTCGTCCTCGTCTTCGTCCTCATCATCTTCTTCGGATTTTGCCGTTTTCTTTGTCTTTTTAACCGGTTTGATAGGTTTACCGTCCTTCAGACCATTATTCTTCTCGTACTCAGCGATAGCATCCTTTCTCGCTTTTTCTACTGCTGATGTATCTTCAAGGTCAGGAAGAATATTGTCCTTGAACAAGGCGACATAAGTGTCGATATCTTCTTCCTTTTCGATTTTGAATAGTTTCTGCACCTTAGCAGCGTACTTTTCGTTTACACCTGCGGCTTTCAAGCCCTTTTTAATTGCATCAATGATTGTCATAACGATTTTCTATTAAAATATAAGCCAATATAATTTTTCCATAAAATACTCACTTCTGAGAATTTGTTTGTTATTAAAAAAAATCGTATATTTGTCTCGGTGTTCACCCGAAAGGGCTTACACCCCACCTCAGGCAGATTTGATCATATCAGGTCTGCCTGTTGTATTTTAAAGTCATTCTGTATGATCTCATCTCTATGATAAGTCTTATCTTTATTACCTCTTACAATTGTCACACTTTTTATTTTACTTCTTTTTACACGGCTGTGAATAGCTGTACTGAGTTCGTTCAATGAGATATCCGATTCTATCCACAATACCACGTTATCTGCTTGTCTTGCAGCAGAACGTAGCAGATTATCTATTGAGCTTTTTGTAGCCGTCATATTCATTTTATATTCTTGTGCCACATTTAATGTCTTATTGAATGAGTCCGCGGATTTTTTATTATCAGGGTTTGCTATCAAAGCAATCTCATACCCATATTTATTCGCTAAATAGGATGCCACTTTTAAATTTTCTTCCTTCTCATTTTTACCATGAAGTGAACTGATTCGAACATTCCCATTATTAGTAGGATAAATATCAAATGTCTCATTTTTAGGTTTTACAACATTCTCTTGTTTTTCAGTTTTTTGTCTTACATGTCCCTCCTTTTCTTCTGATGTCTCATTTTCTAAAAAGTTATCCTTATACCAGAAAGTGGATTGTAGCTCGTTTTTATTCTTGGCAACAAAATCCTTTGCCGCTTGGGGAATATCCGTAATAGTCTGACCTTGCGGAACCGTATCATTCAGCAAGAAATCAGCAAAATCTTCCGGCTCCATGGTGATAGGAGTGGCAAAGCAGATACAAAAAGGATGAAAGCCTGTAAACTTGAACGTTTTCGGATATCTGCCGACCATTGCATCACATATCCTACATGGGCCACGGTTATTGCTAGAACGATGTATTTCGATACCTAGTATAAAATTCTGTTTACTCCAACGTTCATAGTCTGCACTTCGATAAGCAATGTTCGTAGTTGTTGCAGATGTCCGGAGAGCATTTTTATATGCTGAACGATAAACACCTTGTCCTGGATGATAATTCTTCATTGGTTGTGATAATACCAATTCACCTTTCTCATTCCGGATCCTGCGAAAGCGTTTTTGGGGATTTTGCAAAATTTGCCGTATATCGCTACTGATTCCGTTTGCATTACGTCCGGCAACTACGCCACTATCAAGATAGAATTCGAGTTGCGATTTCGTTTGTTGCGTAATGTTCCAAACTCTATCAGATAACTTGAATCCGTTAGCATCTATATCGTTCTTTAGCGCTTCAAATGCAGATAAGCTATGAGCGAACATACCATCTTTCGTTGCACTGGAAATAGACATTCCCTTGATGAACTGGGAAATAAAATCATCATTCTTTCTTTCTGCTCGTTCCCAACCGTCCTTTTGAAATGCAGAGATATTAGCATATAGCATTGATTCAAGATTCAGCAGTTCTCGGTCAACTGCACTCTCTATTCTCTGATTATGTATCCATACGTTATTTTTCCCCGCATCAGACCATTTATGGAGATACGGGGAAACAGAAAGAATAAATTGATTAAAGATATTAGCTATTACGGCCTGCTGTGCAGCAATTTTCTGTATATGTTGTTTATCGTAGAAAGAAAGTCCGGGCATAGATTATAAAGTTGCTCCAATAAATGAATTATTCTGTGCAGTCTCTTTTTCGTCTTGCTTCTTACGATTCAATTCTGTTTCCACATCGTCAGTGTATGGTGAATTCTTTATAATCGTTTCCTTGCTATTGAATTGAGAAGCAGTTTCAAGGTTCTTGAGTTCTTCAGCTAGATCTTGTGGAAGAATGCTACCAAACTCAACCTCAATGTAGTTATCATTTAATTGCGATGCATATTTAGTGTGCGTAATATTAGCCATTCCAGCCTGAACTATTGCCACTGTACGTTGAACTGCCGGGCCGAATATCTCCATTTGTTCAGATGCCTTAATCTCTGCATCAATCAACATAAAACGACGTGAGGTACCACTAAGGTTGCCAAGTCCCATTAGTTTACTCATAGATAAATCGGGACTTGAAGATCCGGAATGTATTGCATCATCTAACTGGTTAAGTTCAAGTGTTACGGATTCACAGGACTGTTGCCATGCTAAGTAATCTGCATCACCGTGATATGTATTACCGGTATCCGCATCTACTTCCATAGTAAAGTTTAACTCTTTGCCTACAGTTTCTTTGCTCGGAAGATTAGCCAAACCATAAGTTTTCAGTATCGGTTCGGAAAAGTAGTCATTAGTATCTGATAGGCGGGAAAGTCTCATTTCTTTCTTGTCTATCAAATTAGCGACATCTTCCCAATCCGGACAATCGACTTCGGCATATACTACCGGAATCTTGCCAAAACGATTCTTTATCTTTTTCACTTGCCAAACACCGTTCATAATACCGGAGTAGATAACATCTTTCGTATAGACTTTTACGCATTCGCAAGTACGGCCATTGACTTCTGCATTGTACTTATAGATAAAGCCGTCCATATCATCGTCTTCATCAAAGTGTGGATAAAATTCACATTCGACATTACTATCCTTGGGAGTAGATAGAATCTTAACCTTCAACTGACTTTTTCCATCATCTTTAGTGACCGGATAGAATATAATAGCTGCTTTGGTTTCAGACAACACCTTGCGAGCAAACTCTTTCAATACCGATTGCATCTTGAGCTTTCGCTTATAGACCTTCTTAAACTCATCAAATCCGTCATTCGAATTTTCTGCTGTGATAGTCATTTCACCGCCAAACAGAAAAGCAACAGATGTGCGGACGATCTTTTTAGGTAGGTTGGTTACGACCTTAGCTACATCGACAGTCTTGTCTTCTAGTCTCTTTGGCTTTTCGGCTCCTGTTTCGGGGTCAATTTCTACTTCTGTATCTGAATATACAGCAATCTTTTTAGGCTCCCGATACCCAACTGATTCTTTACGACGGGTTCTGTCTCCATTGTATTCCTCCATATATTCACGAGGATTACGATTTTCACGGGTATCAACACATAAATCACCTACTATGCTACCGAAATCTTCATTTTTCAGAATATCCTTAATGTCTGGCATATACTTTTCTCTTAAAATATAGCAGCAAAGGAGGATTTTCTGCGGGAGTTATAGCCTTGTAGAAGTCAATAAAGCCTAGCAAAGGATATAATGTTGTATAGATTCACTATCAATTTCATTTTATTAAAATGTCAAAGTCCCAGTTGAGTAGCTAATTCAACTGGGACTTTAATCGTCTCATCTATGATTTTTTATGATCTAGTTTGATTAATAGAAGTACTCCGAAGAATATTCTCTTAACGATTACTCTTGCGACATTCTCTGTAGAGCTCGAGCACAAGCAAAGCTATAGTGCTAATGGCCGCCATAAAAGAGATAATTTCCATTGAAACCTCCTTTTAAAAAGGTTAGCTTTGACAAAGCACCGTAGTTAGTGCCCAATCTTCATCTTTTACTCTAGGTTTATCTGTGTATACACATTTGTGTTGCAAATATACAAAAATTATCCACGTCCTACTTTTCTAGTAGATTTTTTTAGTTTCAAACCAAGTGATTCGGCAAACTCTGCGAGTATTGTCATGCCGTCCGGTGCATCGTCATAAGCGTTATCACCTTCACGCTTGTAGCTAGTGAGTGACTTCATAAAACGCCAATAATCCGAACCTTTAGGGTATTCTGATTCGTCTAAGAATACACAATGCTTCTTTATCCAGCCAGCCTTCATGATGATACGTGTTTCCTTGTGCTGGGTTGTTGGCCGGGCTTGTATAACACACGATTTCTTTTTAGCTGTAACAAGTTTGCGTACATTGATAGCAAATATACGCCCGCCATTGTTTGATTCAATGCGTAGCTGATCGCACTCTGTATCAATAACCATCTGTGCCAGGCGCGGTTCTGTAACTTCAACAGGATCCTTTGTGAAAAGAACGTCGGTAATGAAATATCTCGGTCCGAATACCTTTGCGAATGGTGCGCAGAAATCATCATCACCTTTATCGGCTGTATCACAAGATCCGAGTGTCCCATCAGGTTTCTTTCCTGCAATATCGGCTAGATTTAAGCGCACGTGAGACGATTTTGGGGATAATAACCC